CGTAAGGAACGCAATCTTTTGCTCGTCATCAGCCGTACCCAAGCCAACCTGCACCACAACGTCAAACTCGCTATGCCACTCTCTAGGGTCAATCGGCACAAAGTTATTACGAAGGCGAATAATGCGCGGTTTCTGGTCATACTTAGTCACCAAATGTAAGATGCCTCGGAACAAGTCCTTAACACCAGTTTCAGCCATAGTCCGTGCGTAGCTCTCCAGCTTTACCTGAGCGCCGCGTACTGTCGCGCTGATAGCCGAGGCTGTTGTGCTTTGAAGGGCGTTAGCATCGAGTCCCTGCGAAGCCTTAGACATCCCAGTTCGCTGTTCCTTCAAATTGTCGATGTAGTCCATCAAAGGCCGGACTTCACCGCCTACGGGTGTGCCAGTAATGGGCTGAACCATGCCCTGCTGACGCATACGGATTATCCCTCCGGCTGTCCCATCCAGTACGTCATCAATATTTACCTGCCCCTCGACAATACCCATACGCGGCAAGGTGCTGGTATATACGCTGTCCAGATACTGCCGGAGAAGGGTAGACTTAATAACCTGCAAGTCCTCGGTCATGTCATAGATGGAGCGCCCGATAAGTCTGTGAGGCATCATAATCGGAGTGACTACAGCAAACGGCACATGGTCAAATGGCTCATTGTGCAGTATCTCATCCGCACCCTCGCCAATAGCACAGATGCGGCGTAGCTCTGCAATGCCATCGCCGTCATAGTCCACCTTCATTACGCACTCGTAATAAATGACCTCTGCCAGTGCAGGGTCAGCGGCATCAATGCCAGTGGTAGCCTCTAAGTCCTGAAAGCGGTTTGTGCGCTCCTCATCAACATCTAGGCTGTAAGAGCCAGCATACTTCTCGACAACATCCTTGTCATAGCCCATAGCCACTAGGTCACTAACTGTCATCACAGTGCGGTGGGCTACAAAGTGAGCCTCTTCTAAGCTGGTAGCGCGGCGGTTTACTAAGAACTCTTCCGGCGGCACGTTCTCGATTTTAATCTTGCCCTTACTTTCTTTAACCCGAACCTTCAGGCTGTAGGACATATCCATTGGCATCATTTCGCCAGTCATCTCGTCCTGAGCATAGCTCTCAGCGTTTTCTTCTATAACGCCGATAACTTCCATATCAGGATTGCTAAGAAGGGCGGCTAGTTCAGTCTCGTTCAGGTTTTCGTACTCTTCCTCACGAACATCCTCTTGCTCATCATAGTAATACTTCACGACACCCAGCCGGAACATCAGCGCATCTTTGAACCAGTTGTAAAGTATTTTATAGCCGGAATTATCGTGATTGATTATGTAATTCACATAATCGGAAATCTGTTCCGCGCGTTCTGTATCTTCGGCAGTTCTGGCATTGAAGCGCACATACTTATCGTTGGCTGTAAATACGCGCATGAGGTTGGGCATGATAGCCTCAATGGTGTCAGACACTTCTGTGCTGACAACTTGGGAGCGCCCCTCGACTTCATTGCCCATAGGTTCGCCAAGGTAGAAATCCATAGCGCGAATACGTTCCTGACTGAACTCTTGGTCAAAGTGGTTCAGGCTGTCGCGTATCTCAGACGATACAATGCTATTTAGCTGGTACTCGTCCATTTGCTCTGACATTTTTCTTTCCCTTTGGCTTTGCCTTCTTGCCGTGCAGGCACTTAGTCTGCGCGTCACACATCTTGCGAGAGACACAACCGGAGCATCTCTCGTATGTTTCTGCCACTTGCTCTACTTCCCTCACACGGGGTAGGCGTGGCCTTCTCATTACCCGAACTACGTTCATTACTTATCGCTAGCAAACTGCCCTGTAAACACCATTTTACCGTTCTTCACGGTATAAGGAGACTTTGTTTGAGCCTCATTCACATCGCCAGCTTTAGGGCGTGGTATGGGGGTCGCAATCTTTACCATTTTTTTGGGTTTCTTGCCGTAGTTCATTTCTTAGCCGCCTTTTTCTTGCCAGTTTTAATCTTGCCAGTCATACCAATGCCACTGCTTGTAATTACAGGGTGAGATACAGGCTCTGGTAATGTAACAGATGCGCCGTCCTTTTTATAGGCTATGCAACGCTGTTGTGCGCCGCAACGGCTTGGGTATGGACAATGCTTACATAAATTCATTTTACTTTCCTTTATATTATTCCGGCTCTGAGCATTTCATCGCCTGTCATTTTTTCTTCGCCGAGAAGGCCAGTTGGGACTGCTGGGGCTGTAAACAATGGCTGGCCTCTCAGAGCCTCTTCACGCATCTTCGGCGTAATCTGTATCACAAACCTGTCGCCTGATACATCGCCCGTTGCGTCCTCAACATAACGCATAGACGGCTTTGCTTCTGGGTCTAATTTTTTAACAACTTTTTCCGCAACCTTCGGGATTATCTTGTCATAGAAGGTTTCAAGCCCTTCATTATCCCACCTGCTAGACTGAATGTCTCCAGACGAGAAAACAATAGACTTTTTATCTTCTTTTACTGCTTGATTGATAAGCCGCTTAATACCTGCCTCTGTAAACTTTTCTGTGTTTTTCACGAGCGGAGCTTTAGGGAGTTTACGATAGACCTCATCATACTCTCTTTCAGCAGAAACGGCTTTTGCCTTTGCCTCTTTTACTTTGTTCATCGCCTTTGCATAATAATCAGGCCAATCATCCACTGGAGAGGCTGTTTCGTTGTTTATGAATTTTCCGTCAGGGGTGTATCTGCTAATTAAGACTGGCTCACCTCTGAACATAAAGTTTCTTAAATCAATGCCGCCCATCGCCAGATTGTCATTGTCAAAAAGCTGAACCTCTCCATTTTCTGAAGTTCTTACCTCAAGACCCTTACTTTCAGCAAACTCATTGAGAGCTTTTTGAGTTAAAGCCTTTCTTTCGTCCTGAACCTTAACGCGCTCATCTCTTGCAGACTCAAACGCCTTCTTTAACCCCTCTAGTTTGTCAGAATCCTCTTGACTTTTGAAGCCAAAATCCCTGCCCCTCTGTGACCAATCAGACTGCAACTCCTCAACATACAAAGAGTCACCCAAGCCTTTTTCGCCAACTCCAAAATTTCTGTCAGTGGTTCTAGCGTGAACTGCAATATTAGGTTCGCTGAAGTGGCTCTGATAAACAAAATCTTCTGATTTGCCTTGATACTCAGGAACTTGCAAAAGCATTTCGCGGTAGTTGCCGCCTCCGCGCTCTTTGAACCTGAAAAACTTAGTGTCCCCCTCGCCACCTAAAAGACCCCTGCCACTTGCGTGACTTGTTGCTATAACTTGAGCCTCTTCTAGTGAACCTATGTCCCTATCAACCATGTTGTTGTTTGAGTCAAAAACTTGATACCCGTCATAGTCCTCTCTTATTGTGTACCCAATGTTAGAGGGGTGCTCAATTTGCCTAGCATATTCATCTTCTGCGTGTCTCTGTCTAGCTAAAACCTCCGCCGCTTCCTCGATGTACTGTTTGTCTATGGCAAATAATTTGTCAGATTGTCTGCCCTCCTGTTGGTATATATTTAGCACTCTGCGGGCTTCATCTATGTCCATCCCGTCCTCAACCATCTGCCCCACTACTTCTTCCCCATAGGAGTCAAGGTCGTACAAAATGTCATCTCGCTCAAACGCAATTAAATCGTAATCAGGCTCTAAAGTGTACGGCTCTCCAAACACTAACTCATCGCCCCCGCCCTCCGCAGACCTTAAAACAGTTTCTTGCGGCCTGATGCGGTTTTCCTCTAACAGTCCAACAATCTCCTCGCGGGTTATTTTAGGCTGTGACAGTAATCCTTCTAGCTCTGGGGTAAATGTTATCTCATCTTCCTTAACCCCGCCGCCCAAAAGCATTTTACGGAACTGTTCGCCTGTGCCTTTTGCTTGCGGCAACATTCTGGCGGTTTCTAGGGCTTGGCTATAGAATCCTAGCTCGTCTGTCTCCGGCAACCTTCTTGCCCCGCCGGATACCGTATCTGAGCCACCCATACCCATACGCAATGTATTTGCCGCTGGCCTCGCCATAACAGACGTTGCCATAGCTGGAAGCATACCAAAGTCCATACCGAACTGCTGACCAGCCCCAACAAATGCGGGGTTATTAACAGAAGGTACTCCGTACTCTCCAGATATTGCTCTTGATGGTATAGTGGCAGACTGATACGCCTGATTTGCATACTGCCCCATGAGTTTGGCTAGGTTGCCAAAGCTAGTGTCCATGTCCATACGGGCTGGCTCTTCTAGCAAAGAGTTACCATAGCCTACGCCTTGTGGCTGGAAATCACCTAGCAGACCACGTTCCATTATGCCTTCTTCCGTTTCTTGCCACTGGCAGTTGTTGACCAGCTCACACGTTTGCGCCCTGTTTTCTTGGACGCTTCCTTTTTGCTAATCTTGCTTGCAACGGCTTTAGGGCGGCAAGCCGGATATTTCCGCTTGTCACCCTTACTGCGACCACAGGGTTCGCCCGTCTTAACGTCAACCCATTTCTCGCCAAACCATTTGCCTAGACCAGCCTGTGCAGGCATTACGCTTTCCTTACGCGGTTATCAGAGCCGCCCCATTTGCCGCCCTTGTCCTTGTACCATTTAGCCGCATAGGCATTAGCGTAAGCCGAGGGGTAAACCTTGTATTTACGCTTTGCCGCCGCTTTTGCCTTAGACCAAAGTGCTGGGTCTTTTGGCTTACTTGCCGCCACAGTATTTGCCTGTTTTGGTCTTGCTTGAATTTTTCTTAGACATTAGTTGCTATACCTTCCTTTTTGAGTTTTGTTTTTGTCAACGCCGAACAAAGCGGCTCTGCCAGTAAACTGGTTTCCGATAGTAGAAAAGATAGGCGCAACATAAGTGCCGAACACACTGCGGTCTGGCGCGGGTTTTTTGTTTCGCTTGCTTTTCTTTGTGCTTTGATAAGTAGCCATAATAATCTCCTGACCTAAAATAACACATTTATGTTTTGCTATAAAGGGCTACCACTTGCAACGGTCAGCCCAATATGCCGCTGACATTTTGCCCCTAGCAATATTCTTAGCGTGGCGGTCTTTGAACGCCTTTCGCTTTTTCTTCATGGCTTCGCTTTCACCCTTCTTAGGAGCGCCAGCAGTTTTTGCGCCTTGCTGTCCGAACCTGATTAGCTTGACGTTAGCGCCTTCCTTGGCAACAACGACATGGCTCTTGGTCGGATGGCTGGGTGTGCGCTTGCATTGATTGTATTTTGCTACCCCTGCTTTTGCTAGGCGGGGGTCTTTTGGCGCTTTAGGGGGCATCGTAAATCACCTCTAGTCTAGTGCTTTTGACCAGTTCCTCGTATTCCTCTGGCGGTAGTCCGGCTCTCACAGCCCAGATAGCGGATAATTGCAACAAGGTCATCATCACTTCCTCAGCATCCGCATCAACAACGTGGAACAGCCCCTGTATGTTCAAATCCATAATCTCGGCTAGGGCGTTAACTCTGTCCTCAAGGCTGTCTAGGCGCTCCTCGTCATCTTCCAGAGTAACCCTGATGTCCAACTCTTTCTTGGGGAAATCTATCACTTTTGCCATAAAATCCGCCTTTCTGCGTATGGTCAGTATAGCTAGGGCAAAAATAATTTACAATAAGTGCATTTTTTTCTTTACTTACTCATAATACTTAGCGTATATTTATATTATGAGGAGTTTAACCAGTCAGGGAGTCAAAAAAATGACACAGAAAGAGCAAAAAGTCGTAGAAGCTATGAAGGCTGTAGCAGATGCTGAAGTGGCGCTGTTTAACGCTTTGTTTGAATTAGGAGATGATGAGGAGGCCTCAAACGCGTCTCGAAGGGCTTGCGAAAGACACACCGACTATATGCACTTCAAATATCAGGCTGAAAGGGATGCGGCGTAAGCCGCCCCAAAGGAGGATAAAATGAAATTTGAAATTACGCTAAAAATTGAAGATATCGCAGGCGCACCAACTCAGGGGGAGCTAAAAGAATACTTGGAACAGTTCCTGTCATACAGAAACAGCGCAGATTCCAGAAACTATATTGAAAGCGCTAAAGTTGTCGCAAAGCGCAAATAATCAAACAATCCACTTAGTGCTGGGGCGTGGGCTACTACCTGCGCCCCATTTCTTTGTGTAACCCATAGCACTCGCACCCTGCTCGGAAAAGGTCAGCACAAAGGCATCCGCCACATCAGGGCTACGCTGTCCCCTGCGCTTCATCTCATCCTTGCTCTCGACCTTCAGCTTGCCCGTGCTGAGATACTTATACCGAATACCCGTTATCTCCTGTATCAGCGTGTCATCGTCAGGTATCTTCACATCCCTGCCCTCAAACCACTCTCTCGCGTTCCAGAACAACTCATCCCTCAACCTGCCGAAGCGCTCTTTGAGGCTGGCAGTCTCGCTGACCGATATAGCCACGGCGGGTAAATCTAGCTCTCTCAGCCTGTCAGCCAGACCCGCACCAAGGCCAATAGCGTCAATGTAAATCGCCTGCGGCCTGCTCTGATAGTTGCAAGCATCAAACTCAGTCAGGATAATCCCCGCCAGTTCCATCAAATCTTTGTTCTGCCAAGTCTTAATCGGCTCTAGCAATTCTTGCCCCTGCCTCTTGGCTAAGGCACTTCTGTCCCCGCCGAATCTTGCTACGTCCAAACCCCACACAACGGGCGTGGTAGGGCTTGGCACTACCTCCCGCTTGGTAGCCTCCTCAACAATATACAGCGGCACTAGCACATCATCCGACTGCGTAGGGAACTCGCCCAGAACGCGCACCCTGTACACATTGCTATCAACGCCATACTTCTCAGCCATATTTGCCAAGAAGTCCTCGGAGACATATTCGCCGTCCTCGCAAGATACAGTGATGTTGTGCCACATATGGCGCATACCGTGAAAGCTCTCATAAAAGAAGCCGTCAGAGCGCGTAGGGTTTCCGCACATCACCGTCTTAGCTCCGGCGGTAGATAAAGCACCCTCAGCCACCTGAAACACGACATCCGGCACACCAGATGCCTCCTCCACCAGAAACAGCATATTCTCAGAGTGAAAGCCCTGAAGTGCCTCTGGGTTCTCCTTCCGGCTGGTTCTTGCAACGGCGAAACTGTCGCTAGCACCCTTCAGGCTAATCTTGTCAGACTTGAACTCCAGCAGGTTCTTAAAGCCCTCTGGCAGTTTTCTCGCCCACTTGTCCACCTCCGTCCATAGCACATCGCTCAACTGGTGCGCTGTATTAGCCGTAATGGCTACCTTGCACGGATAATGGCTTAGCAACCACCACAACACCAACCAGCTTTGAAACGCTGTCTTGCCCACACCGTGACCAGACTTGATGCTAACGCGGTCATGGCTTGCAACAGCCCTGAGTGCATCCGCCTGCCATTGCTGAGGCTTGGCACTAAGGATGGCCTCGACAAAGAAAACAGGGTCGGCATGGATGCGGTGTAGCAAATCTGTGGTCAAATTTTCGGGGGGCATGGGTGGTACGGCCTGTGTGGTTGAAGGGGGGGTATGCTTTGTATGTTCTTTCTCTCGCCGCCCCCGCGCCTGTGCGAAGGGGGGGGTATTCTGGTAAAAATACCTACCTATGGTAATCATTTGTCGCATAATGTGTATTATGGAAGCGATTATGTACGCTTATTATCTGTAAGTCATTGATATTATTAAGAACGCTATAGTTGTACGCACTCATGGTTGTATATCCCATCATTTATCCCCTTGCGAATGGTTGTCAATCTCAGCTTCGTGCGCGGGTGTGGCGGTGTAAGTGGTTTCTCCCCCATCAACCACCCCATCATCATGCTCCACAACCTCAGCCCCCTCCAGCCTAGCCTGTTCAACCCTAGCCGCTACTCGCTTCAACTCATCCACAAAGCTAGTCTTATGCTCCACTTCCAGCTTCTGATTGTCACCGTAAAGCCTCGGAAAGAACTTCGCCATCCGCCATTTCTGCACATCTATCTCAAGCCGTCCAGCTTGGTACTCTATCTCGCCGTTACGGACACCTTCAAGCACCTCGTCCATCCTATCGTCAATGGCAGTAGCCCTTGCCTCTACAGCGTCAGCATACATAGCCTGCAAGCCTGTGTCCTTCTTCTTCATCTTGTAGAACGCTTCATAGCTGGGCATATCTTCATCCTTGCCCACTGACCGCGCACTGCGCCCATCTATGGCAATCCTTCGCAGGTATTCATCTATGACTTCCGGTGTTAGCTTCTTTTTAGACATTCGCCACCTCCTAACCCTTGTATACCTAAACAAGTTAACGTTTGCAAATTAGCTGTTGACTAATGCTATTATGTTAGCGTACAGCTATAGACATCAACAAATAAAGGAGACACCACCATGAAAATCGAACAGAAAACACTCGGCGGTTTCAAAGAGTACCGCCTCTCAGGAGCAGAACGCGAACCACTGGAGCTATTCCTAAACCGCATATCTGCTGAGTTCCCTTATGCTGGCTACGGCACTCACTCCAGCGGAACGCGCTGGAATGATATGTCGGGCAGATGGGAAGCCCGTATCACCCACTCGCTAACTTGCGATTAACCAGAACAGAGAGGCTTCGGCCTCTCTTTCTACATCCAGCCCCTCTCAATAGGATTATCCATACCATTGCCCAGCGCTGACCAATCAGCGTCCGTCTGGTCAGTCTGCATAAATGCTATAATGTCAGGCAGTATCATCTTGTAATAGAACCCCTCAGCCTTGTAGGCGTTCCACATCTTCTCAGCCACTGTCTCGGCATACTGCTTCTGCCTATCCGATAACTCACCCTTCCCCTTCGGCTTAGATACCGATTGCTGGCGATTTGAGCGCCTCTGAGTGCGCTTGCCCTCTTTTCTGCTAGTCCTGCACCATCTCATCACCGCAGAGCTGTGACAGGCGTATTTAGCCTGATTGCCATTAGCATCATCCCAGAGCCGCATATCTTCCAGAATGTCATCCAACTCATGCCCGTGACTGTTGCAGTAAGTGACCAGCTTTTCCCTGTCAGCATCTGTAGGTTGCCACTCACAAAAAAGCGTCTTTTCTTTTTTCGCCCTTATATTTCCTTTTGTATATTCTGTCCTTTGTTTACTTCTGTCTTTATTAAGCGTCGGATTTGCCGTCGACGGTTTTTCCGTTGACGGTTTTTCAGTCAACGGTGAATCTGAGACGACATAACGGTTTGTGGCGAATTTACCGTCCAGACGTACCTGTTCCTTCGTTATGTAGCCATACTGCTCCAAGCAGGCCAGAATGGTGCGTATTTTATCCCGCCCAACATCGAACCGCTTACGCAGTTCTGTGACCTGCACCTGCCAGTCTGTCGGCTTGCTCAGTAGGTATGCCAGCAGGCCAAGCTGGTCTGCCGATAGCCTGTCATCATTCAGTAGGTGATTCGGTAGGACGCTGAAGTTATCCTTCAGGCTACTGCGTACAATTAAGCTATCACTCATCTTGTATGCCCTCCAAGCTCTTTTACCTGCTTCTCAAGTGTGCGGATGTAAGCCCCTTTAATCATGTTTTCATCATTAAGCCAAGCCAGCCAAGAACTTGCGTTGTACAGAACAGCCCTGTCAAACTTGTTCGGCTTTACCTTCTGCTTAACCACCCGTTCCAAGTAATTGTCCAAATACTCTTCGAACGAATACGAATCATCTATTTCTTTCATTTTCATCTAACCAACTCCTTTAATTTGACCAGCACTCCCTCGCTGGTATTGTTGTCACCGCCCCTGACTGTGCGGCCTTCGCTATATGCCTGCCTTGCCACTTGTTGCAAGAACCCAGTCGGCACTATAACCACTCTCTCCCCATCCAGAATAAACGCCCAGAAGTCTGCCCTTGTAGTTGCAAGCCCTGACGCTTTACCTCGGCTGGAGAACTCCACAAATAAATTGCCCGTTCTGCTGGCAATGTAATCGCGCTTAACCTCAACCGTTTTGCCCCGTAGCAAGTCTGCAAGCCAGATTTCCTCGTCCTGACCCATCTGCAAATCGAAGGCAAAGTCGCTGTTAAACTTCACTTCCCCCGCCTTCTCTGCATAGCCCGTCTGGTATGCATAGCCATCAGCGGTGTCATTTTCGGAAGCCTCTGACTTCTATCCCTGCCCAGCGGCAACCTATCCTCAACAGCCAGCATCTGCGCTCTGCGCTGTTTTAGCCACGCTGTGAACTCTTCGACTGTCATGTCTGCCGCATTTTTCATGCCTCTTCATCCCTCTTCAAACAGGCCGCCTGTCCAATTATTGCCGCCTTGTTGCCATTTTCCTTGACAAGCTCTGTGACCATTCTCCTCTTGATTGCATCGCCATTTTGCATACAGGCCAAGTGCGTTTTAAACTGGTCGTCATCCCGAAACAAA